CACTTCGCCGCCAGGCCGGCGCGAAACTCCCACGCGACAGCGCGCGTGCCAGCCGGGGTCATCAGCACGATCGCGCCGTTCCGCCGGGCGCCGAGCGACTGGGTCAGGCCAGCCTCGTACCAGCTCCACAGCCCGGGGTCGCGGACAACACCACGCCGCAGCGTGATCCGGCCCCAGGAGTGCCGCACGGGCAGCTGATGGACGTAATCGTTGACCCCGCCCTCGGGGTAGGCGGTGATCTCGAGTTCCCCGCTGAGGCCGGTGACCTCACTGAACGCGCCCGCCGCCACCTGCGGCACCTGGTCGGCCTGTGGCCGGGGGAGGTAGGCGTCACCGGGGTCGAGCGTGATCACGAACCGGTAGCCGGCCAGCGGGTCCTCGGGCATGGTCATGCCTCGATCACCTCCAGCCCGCCCTGCGGGTCGGCCAGCAGCCGCAGGTAGATGAACTCCATCGGTACCGCTGGGGCGACCGCGACGTCGCACACGACCTGGCCTGGGTCGCTCCCCGGCGGGTTGTTCGAGCTGTCGCAGACGACCTGGAATCCCTCTTGCGGGCGCGCCCCGGCCAGCGCCCCGGCCCGGAACGCCGCCAGCAGCACGGATGTCACGGCACGGACCAGGCTCAGCCTCAGCTGTGGGCCGTTGAGGTCAAAGACAAGAGGATCGGCGACCCGGTGCACGGCCCGCACCAGCCGGTGCAGCAGGCGGCGGTGTGCCACGTAGAGGTGGCCGGGGTCAAGCGTCCGCCCGCCCCAGACCTGCAGGCCGCGGCCTGGCGAGCAGCGCAACAGGTTCAGCCCCGCCCCGAACACCGCCACCTGCTCGGGCGCGGTCAGGGCGGGGTCCAGGTCCACCGCGCCGTCGAGTATCGCGTTGGCGGGCGTGTAGTAGGCACCGCGCTCCCGGTCGAGCCTGCTGATCACGCCGGCGACATGCCCAGACGGGGGGACGGCGCGCAGTGGGGCGGCCAGCCCGCCGAGCGGATCCGGCACGAGCAGCCCAGGGTAGTAGACGGCGCCGGCGCGCTGCTGGACAGGGTCGCTGGGCAGCATCGACGCAGCCCACGCGAGCGCATCCCCGGCCGTGGGCGTGTTGCCCACGGCGTCGGTGGGGACGTCGATGAGGACCAGCCGGTCCAGTTGGCTGGCGGCGGTGGCGAGCAGGGCGGTGACCACGGCTTGCCGGTCGGCGCCGTCGGCAAGGTGCCCGCCGAGGTCCGGGGCGGCAACGATCGCGACCTCGGGCTGGTCCGCGAGCGCCTGCACCGCCGCCTGATAGTCCTCCAGACGGGGAGCGGCATCGGAGCCGCCGGAAAGGATAAGGTCGGTGACCTTGGACCTGCGGGCCGGCACTACGGGAGCCGGGGCGGCGGCCGGTGCGGCAGGACCCGGGGCGGCGGCGGCCGGTTCCGCGGGAGCGGGAGCAGGGGCGGCGGCCGGTGCGGGCACGGGCTCGGGCACCAGCCGGATCAGCAGCGAGCTTTGCAGCCGCTCGGGCACGCTCGCCGCCGGTATGCCGGTGAAGACCTCGACCGGCTCGCCGGGGATCGCCACCCGGACATCGACCTCGGGCCCGCTCGCCAGGCTGGCCGAGCGGTACCAGATCGTCACCTGCCCCCCGTTCGCCCAGCCCCCGGGGCTGGCCGCGGTCACCCGGTAGGCGGTAACGGGACGGAAGCCGGTCAGGCCGGAGACGCTCCATCGGGCGTGGGCCCGCGTTCCAGCGCCGCCGACCCGGGTGACCCAGGCCAGCTGGCCGCCGTTGTCGAAGTAGCCGTGCACGGCGTAGCTGGTGACCGAGCCGGGATCCAGGTCGCCGAACATGTCGCGGTACCCGGTCCAGCCCTCGACCCGGACCGGGACACCGAGCGGCCCGCGCCGGGTGGCCCCAAGAAACCCGGCGATGTCGGTGCGCAGCGGTGGCGGCAGCACTCCCGGTGGCGGTGCCACCGTGACGGTGAGGCCCGGCAGTTCGGCGGTCACGGAGCAGTCCAGCTGATCAGGTTTGCAGGAGGACCGACTCGGCGCAGACCTGGACCTTTTCCATCGCGATCTCGTTGGTCCCCGCGTTCAGCGTCGGGCCGGTGAACTTGCACGGCCAGGCCCGGTCGAACGTCCAGCGCATCACCTCGTTGCGGTTCTCATCCAGCAGCAAGATTGCCCCGGACGCGCGCACCACCTTGCCGTTGAGTGCGTTGACGATCCAATTCCAGAAGTCGACGTCGCCGGTGACGCCACGGGTGAGCGTGATGTCGGTGAATGTCTTCAGCCCCGGTATCTTGCGCTGGGTGATGTCCTCGCTGCCGTTCCGGTACAGGATCGGCGTGACCGTCCATTCGAGGCCCATAACCTCGCTGAACGATCCGCTCACCGCTTTCCCGTCGTTGCTGACGCCCTGCACGATGACCTGGAAGTTAAAATGGGGATAGGGATCGGGCCTGGCCTTGGGTGGCATTAGCAGCCTCCTTGTCGTCCGAGTTCAGGCGCGCGGTTGGTCAGGCCTGCTGGCTGACGGCGGTCTTCTGCTCGAAGCGGAAGATGACGAATTCGGCGGGGTACACCGGAGCGAGCCCGATGATGCAGATCAGGCGGCCGTTGTCAAGATCGTCCTGGCTCATCGTGGTGCGGTCGCACTGGACGAAGAACGCCTCGTCCGCTGTTGTCCCGGCGAGCGCCCCGGACTGCCACACCGTGGTGAGGAACGCGCTGATGGACTGCCGGACCAGCGCCCAGAGCTGCTCGTTGTTCGGCTCGAACACAACCCACTGGGTGCCGTTATAGATCGACTTCTCGACGTAGATGAACAGCCGCCGGACGTTGATGTACTTCCAGTCCGTGTCGGAGGAGAGGGTCCGGGCGCCCCACACCCTTTCCCCCAGCCCGGGGAAGAACCGCAGGGCGTTGATTCCCACCGGGTTCAGCACGTCCTGCTCGCGTTTGGTGATGTCAGCGGCCAGCCCGCCGACCAGGTTGATTCCCTGGATCACCACGTTGGCGGGCGCCTTGTGCACGCCGCGCGTGACGTCGGTGTTCGCGTAAATCCCGGCGAGGAGCCCGGATGGCGGCACGTGAACGTTGGTGACGGTAGGTCCCGACAGCGGGTCGACCGTGACACACCATGGGTAGTAGAGAGCGGCGTACTCGGTGTCGAGGACCTGACGGAACGCCCCGATTCCGTCGATGTCGAGCCCGTCCGGCGGGTCGAGAATCGCGAACCGGTCCTTGAGCAGCTCGCAGTGGCTGATGAGGGCCGCCTGCACGGTCTGCGACCACATGCCGGGCACGGCGCAGATCGCGATCTCGTCGATATCCTCCATCGCCTGGATGCCGGTGCGGTGCCCGCTGCCGCCGTCGACCCCGACGAAGTCCTCGACGCTCAGCGCCCCGAGCGCGTCATCGCCGTTCTGCAGCGTCAGCCAGCCGCCGTGCGGATAGGTGGTCGGGAACTCGGTGAGGCTGGTCGAGAAGGCCGCCCCCTCATCGAGGGTGATGAGCTGGGACTGGTTGTTGACCGCGGCCCACAGGCTGCTTGCCTCCCTGCCGACGTCGCTGTCCTTTGCCGCAATCCGCAGGTTGGCGAAGTCCTCCTCAACCACCTGGCCGCCGGCCGGCTGGTACCTGACCAGCACCTCGGCCTCCACCACCCGCAGCCGGTCCCCCTCCAGGTAGGTGCCGGTCAGGTCGGCGTCGAAGGTCACCACGCTCCCGGAAACCGAGCTGACCGTGTGGATCTCCTTCGCGGTCCCGCTGTCTAGCTCGCAGATGGCGCCGGCGTACAGGTTCTGGGCGCCGTTGACGCCGAGCTGGGCCGCGTTGGCGAGCGCGGTCGTGCGCAGCCGCTGCACCGCCAGGCCCGCCTTCCATGCGCCATGCTGGGCGGGGGCGATCGTGAGCGTGAGCTCGTTGTTGTTGACCTGGGGGTTGGATACCTGGAAACGGTGACCCGCGATCAGGACCGTCTTGCCGTCGATCGACGCGTCGAACGTCCCGGCGGTCACCGGAACCACGATCTGGGCGGCGTTGGCGGCGGCGTCCTGGCTGAGCGCGGTGACCGCCACCGGTCCCTGCGCCGGGTCCGGCAGGATCGTCATGGTGGCCCCGGCCATCGGCCGTATCTGGGCCTGGAGGCTGTTGCCCCAGGCCCCAAGGGCTCGCGCCTGGAACGTCACGGTCGCGTTCGCCGGGTCGGTGGCTGCCTTAGCGGGGTCGGCCAGCGAGGGTGCGGCGATCTCGACCACGTCGCCGCGGGCCGCGCGCACCTCCTGCGCCAGCGGGTCGTGCAGCGTGATGGTGCCCCGCACCCCGTCGTAGGCGTCCACGGTGGTCCGCCCGATCGTGCCGCCGCTGGGACCACCCTCGACGATGGTGACGGCGGTGCCATGCTCGATCCCGAACAGGTGCCGGAGGGCCAGCACCTTCGCGCCCTTTGCCGCGTCACTCGTCACCTCGGCCACCAGCCCCATGGCCGCTGAGCCGGACGCGGCAACGGCGCCGTTCGCGCTGAACACCCGCTTGACATAGAGCAGCTGCCCGCCGTTGTCGAAGAATCCCTTGACCGCCAGCGGGAAGTCCCACCACGCTCCGCCCTCCAGATTGGCCGCGCTTCCCCACTGAAGCGCCAGGCCGGCCGGCGGCTGGGGCAGGAAGCCACCGAAGATGCGCTGGTAGTCGTTGAACGTGGTCACCAGCACCGGCTTGCCGTCGGTCGGGCCGAGGGCGGTCACCC